ACTTAATGGCTCTGGGGCTCCACCTTCATCGCCACCACTCATATCACCACCTTCTTCAGAAGCGGCTGCGTCATCCATTGACATGTCACCTTCAGCGCCAGGCATTTCACCATCAAGGTCGCCTCCAAGGTCACCACCCATGTCTAATCCACCTGGCATTCCACCACCTGGTGCGCCACCGCCCATTCCGTCATCCTGACCTTGGCCACCAGCGTTGTTACCATATTCTGCACCAGGTTCACCATAAAGATTATCAACTTTATCAAACAAACCAGTACGTTTAATAATCAAAGCTGTCTTTTCAAGTTCTGCAGCCAAAGCCTTTTCAAGTCTCAATTCTTCAAGGTTGTCGCTAATCTGTTTATCACTCCAACCAAGGATTTCTTTCTGAGCTCTTGTAATTGAATAAATTGGTAGACCACCACCTGGGTCTGCAACAGCACTCTTAGCCATTTCAATTTTTTTACTCAAATTCTCCAATTCCATCATTTCAGCCTGTGATGAAGGATTGTTCATTGTAAGACTGAAATTGGTAAGGTCATCTTCAAATCCAAGCAAATACAAATGTATAATACAAACTTTGGTAAGCTCCATTATCATCATCTGCTGTACCCTGTTCACTGTTTTTGTGAAACGTACATCAAGCAATGAAAGGTTTTTACCATCACCAGTGGTTTCCTCGAAGTTAAGGAATGATTTAGGCACCCTCAAAGCTGTGCATAATTTGTTTTGAACGAACTTGATGTCATCCATTGCAGTAAGGTTATTACCTGCAGCAAGATTGTCAATTGATGTCGGGTCGTTTCCGTCACGTACAGGAATGAAATAGTCATCCATCTGTGACATGATGTTTCTTCTCAAATCAAGCTGACCAGTCAATGGGTCAACAATAGGAGTTCTCTTGAAGTTGTTTGCAACCTCATCCATATATGCTGGTACATCCTGTTCGTCGATGCCACCGACATTAACTTTATACACACGCCTTTCAACCGAACGTTCGAGACGATACATAAGCATCATGTCTTCCATCATTGAAAGCATACGCCAGTGACGACGGGCTTTGTTTAAGGCACTTACACCGTATGGAAGGTATAATGAATCATAAAGTAATCTGAAATGTGCAATCTGCCAATTTCTATATGGAGTAAATTCATTTTTACCGACCCAGACAAATTTTGTTGAATCTGGTGAATCTACATCAATATTATTAGTGTTAGCAAATCCTGAACTATATGGATTTTCCATACCGTTTTCAAAACGTTGTACCTCATAAACAGGAAGTTGTTTCCATCCAATAATACCGTTATCTTCTGTTACATTAAGAAGCATGAAAGTATTACCATACTTAACAGTACTTCTGGTAATCATTGGAAATGTGATGTCAGCTGACAATCTATTATAAATAAGGTCTTCAAGTATTGATTTGATACGTTCTGATTTGGACGTGACATTAATCATTCTTCCGTTTTTCGGTACATACGTAGCCTCTTCCATGTAAATGTCAAGCGCTGCACCAATTTCTGGGAACAAGTCCATCATGTCAGCTTCACGATACATCATTTGTACTTCGGTCATATTAGCTAGAGCGTTATTTGAAGTCTCATATTGAGCTCTTTTCCATTGCTTTGCTAATAATCGCTGTTGTCTTAATTGGGCCAGTTTTTGTGTATATTCTTCTTTTGACCTTGCTGTATATATTACATCACCACTACCAAGTCCAGCGTAACTATGTACATTTCTAGTATAGTTAGTTGAAGTTGGGGTAGGAACTGATGTGTTCCCACCGAATGCTTTATTTAATCTTTGAAATACTGTTGGCATTTTACTAAAATATTATATTATATAAATATAATGTTTTTAAAACTAATAATCAATTCTTTTTCCTAAAACCTGCCAATAATAACATAGCAGCCATTTGTTTTTGCCTTTGTTGTTCCCTATTTCCACTTGAATAGAATGGCATTGGTCTTGTTTTTGAAATCGGTGTGTCATTTTCTACCATTGGTGGTTTATTGTCTTTACCCAAATTATTGACCCTAAATGATTTCAATATTTGTTTACTTAACGCTTTGTCTTTATCACTCTTAATAACATAGAATTGAATTACAAATAACGCCATAGCCAGACAAGTCAAACTATCATCATGACAACCATCCATGTGGTCAGGTCTGCCGTTTTTCCAAATCCAAGTATCCATTTCAGTAATAACACGTGTGCTTCTAACTCTAAAAGCATTTTCCTTAAGCATTGCTACAAAATTACCAATCATTTGGATACGTACAGCATTTGTTCTGAAACCAGGAAGTTTATCACCAGGTTTAAGATTAAATGTTGAATAAGCCTTTTCAACCGTATATGTTTTCAATCCTGGGTCATCGTAATAAATGTTTTTATATTTCTTAGCCATTAATGTCAATATGATAGCATCACCATAACCACCAATACACTCAACAACAACCAGCGCATTATTAAATGCTGTGGCATAATTATATACCATTTCACCAATTTCATCACCAGTACGTTTACCGTAGTATTCCAACACTTGGTCGAAATACGGCATACCAGTCTCCTCGTCAATTGCGTCAATGTCAATTATCTCAATTGCAGTTCTATCTTCTGCAGAACCTGAAGAAGCGTCGATTGCACATACATATCTATGACCAGGTATCGGGTCTTTCCAAATCCAAGTTTCCTTTACAAACGGGTCCCATAATTCCCAATTTTCTATTTTGGTAACATCAATAACATTCTGTCTCAAATGTGCTTCAATGACATTGACTGGAATAACGTTGTCAGATGAACCAAGGAATGACACATCCAACTCCTGTGCAATTTTCTGTTCATCGTTGTTGAATGATTTACACATTTTTGTGTACCAGGGGCTTTCTGGTTGCCACCCTTCACGTTCAAGCCTACGCCATCTTTCTTCATCATATGGAATTTCACCGTTAGGCCCGATAACTGGGTCAACATCCCATTCAATTTCACCCGTTTTTTCATTCTTACGTGACCATTTAAGATTTCTTTGGTAACGCAAATCTTGGAACCACTTGAACTCAACGGCATTATAGTTATTCTTGTGAGTCAAAGCCTGTTCGTAGGTTCTATAATAAAGTTGGTCTTTACCGTTTGGGGTAGAAACCATAATAATTTTAGCGTGTTTAACTGAAGCGGTAGCAGCAACGGCCTGTGAATAAACAGCAGGACCGTTTTCAATGAATGCTGCCTCGTCGAATATAAGGATAGATACAGCCGAGATACCACGAGCTGCATTAGGACCAGATGAACGGGCATATACTTTGCAACCGTTGAATAATTCAATTTTGTCTTTATTTCTGGTTTTGAAAATTGACCTTGTATTTTTCTCACTATTTGGGTCTGGTGACCAGAATTCATTACCCCACATCCATCTTGGAACCTGACCAATAAAATAAGATAGTTTTTCCAACAATTGTTCGGAAATATCAAGTTTGTTACCGATACACAAAATTGTTTCAGGAGCATCTTTTTTAGCAAATACACATTGTGCGGTAGCCCAGGCTGCAGATACGGTTGTAATACCAGCCTGACGGTGTTTGATAGCAATTGTGTTGTCGTTTTCGCAAATACTCTTTAAAAACTCATGTTGTCTTGGGAATACCTTAAATGGAACCTCATGTCCCTCGTCGGCACTAAAGGTTGACAAATAATGTTCGATAAAATATTTTCTTGTCTTATCGTTATAACATTTTACATATTCTTCCTTAAAATTAAACGCCATAAAAATTTTTTTTAATTAATTATTAAACTTTTGAAAATTAACATAAATAGTACACTTAATTAAAAAGTGATTAATTTTCTTCAATTTCTTTCAAAAGTTCGTCTTTAGTATATTCGGCGTTGTCGTTGATAGAGTATTTTGAGTTTTGCACTTTCACGAAGTTGTCAAAGTCATCAACTTCTTTGTTATATTCAATAGTATCAATAAGTTCCTTTGTCATTGACAAACCTTTTTTGGTTTGTCTGAAAGCGTTTTGCAAGTAGGTGTTAAAGATTTCTGGTTTAAGTTTTGACAATTCCATTAAAATGAAGTTTGAACCGACCTCATCAAGTTCAACACCACATTTTTCAATATCTGACATAAGTATGCTCCATAGAGGAGTACCAAGTCTCATATCCCAATTTTCAGCCAATCTATAATCAGCTTTACCGATTATATAATCCCTTAATTCTTCGTCATCTGGAAGACCGTGTTGAACTGCAGTTTCAAGTAATCCTTTAATTGTTTGTTCAAGCAGTACTGGAAATATAACACCTTCGGCTTTAATTGAAATTCTTTCACCCTCATCACCAATATAAACATCCACTTTTCCACTGTTTACATTCTGTACACTTTTAACCGTATCTGGTTGGTTGTATAATAAAGCAAAATTATATTTTGTAATTTCGGTGTAAAGATTTAATAGTTTTGGATTAATGTTATATATTTCCCTGATGTAATAACTAATATTATTTCCATAATAAACAGAAGCACCAGTGATTAAAGCGTTTATCATTCTTCTTTTATAAATCTCATCAGTAAGGTATTTCATTTGTTCAACATCCTCAAACGAAAAACCAGGTGTTGATTCTGGTGTCATTCTGTATTTTGACATATCACATTCATCAACCAATTTTGATTCAATATTAATTGTATCCTCTGGTATGTTGAAAATAGTTGCGCATACATCAGAACATAATTTTTCAAGCGATTCTTTGCTTGCAGCTTCTTCTTTTTTACATTCTGTTACAAGTTCGCTGAGTTTCTTGGCAATTTCTTTTGTGTTTGTTTCTTCACCCTCAAAATGGTCCATTACAGTTTTGTAATAGCTTCTTAAAACAAAACCAACGAAAGTATCCTCCTCCTCTGGTGGAAAAGCAGGATGTGTACCCAACGAAGTTGTGTTGTTTTCAATTGCTTTTATTAAAAAATCTGGTAATTTCATTACTTAATTAAATTTTTAATTTTAACTACCTCTGAATTCTCTTTTAATTTTTTTAAACGAATTTCATCCAACTGTTTTTTGGAAATAATAATAGATTCGCGTTTGTTTTCGGTTACCTTGTCGCCAACTGTAACACTTCTTTCCTGGTTACCGTTGACTTTTATTTCTGTTTCAACTGGAGTATTTACACCATTTACTTTCATATTATCTTGTACATTGGCCGCTTTAGTTAATTGAGTTTGTGGTGAATCGTTTTGATTTCCTGATGTATAATCAATTTTTGCAGAACCACCGTCTGGTGTTTTAACACCACCATCAACTGCGGTGTTGGCGTTTAACATATTTTCCTTGATAAGATTTCTAATCTCTTTATCTTGTTCTTCGTTTATTTTAATGTTTCTCATAATAAAAAAGCTTTTAATATAAATATAATCAAATTATAAAAAATAAAAAAGCCTCTGTTTTAAAGAGGCTTAATTTATTTATTTTTTACTTTTAAATGGTTTTTCTTTGTACCCATGTTGTTCTTCGTGGTCGATTTTGGATGATGGTTTCTTTTTATTTGTTTTCATCAAGTCACCAATAATTTCATTAACAACCTCATTGACTTTTGATTCCATCATCTGCTGCATTGAAGGGTCTTCATCCATTCCTTGGTCAGCTGGAGGCATTGCGTTTGGGTCACCTCCCATCATGTTAGGGTCTTCACCACCCATATTTTGTGAACCATCATCCATATTGTCACCACCATTGTTATCTTCATCACCATCACTTTCACCAGCACCATTCAATTTATCACTAAGATATTCAACCATTGAATTTCTGTCTTCCTCATCCATTCCATCAACAATAGCGGAAGCAATCATTCCAAGAACTTCTTTCTTTTTATCTTCATGTTTATTAATGCCATCATTTCTAAGGTCATTACGGAAGATTGAAGCCAACTGGCCAGCCAAAGATTCGGCTTTCTTTTCTGGGTCACTTGAAACATCAGCATCGCCATCACCTCCATCAAAAGGATTTGCGCCCATTACAGGCTCATTACCAGCCATTGGGTCCATATTTGGGTCACCACCCATTGTTGGGTCGGCTGAAGGCATTGCGTTTGGGTCACCCATCATTGGGTCAGCACCTGGAGCAGGGGGCATAGAAGAAGCGTCACCACCCATAGGATTCATACCCATTGGCTGTGACGCTTGGTTATTATTTCCCAAATCTAGGAAAGTGTTTTCATTCAATCTTTTTTTTTACCTAAAGCGGTAACAACGGCGTTGGTGATTGCACTCACAACGTCATCGAATGGAGCTGAACTACCAATCTGTTTGCCATAAGGTTCCTCACCCTTGGTTGATTCGTCATTCCAATCCTCACCCCACTCTGAACCGTCAGCGTTCTTAGGAAGTGTCATCACTTTCTTCTGGTAGGCTGGGTGTTTGCCGAAGTCGTCAAGTTTGGTTTCAACAATTCTCTTGATTGTCTCGTAAAGAGGCGCAAGTTCATTTTCATCACCCATATCATCCATTGGTTCATCACCACCGAAATCCAATGGAGCAATTTCGCCATCCATGTCAGTGTCAGGAATGTCACTCATAACATCATCATTATTGAAATCAACACCAAGTGATTCTGGGCCTTCACCATGGGTGTCAAGATGGTTATATATTGAACTGTCGTTAGTGTTCAAATCTGAATCAAGGATGTCCTGACCGCTCTGGGCAATACTGTCGTCTAAATCAGAACCCAAATCAATTTCCAATACATTCTCAGTAACTGGCTGAGTTACACCTTCCTGTTTCTCGAAAGGTTCTTTGTATTTCTTTGGTTCACCAATGCCAGCGCTTCCTGGAAGACCGTCGTCCCATTCAGTAGTCTCAAAGTTTTCATTGACTTTGTCATCGTAAGGGGCTGTGTCACCGATTTCAGTACCATGTGAACGGTCAAGTTCGCTGTCACTTGAATTGTGTACGAAAGCGCGGTCGTCTCTCCAGGCCAAAACTTGTTTCTTCTGGTCTTCTGAAAGTTTGATGACACGTTTCTTTTTACCTTCGTTAGTAACACTCTTGCCCTGTTCTTTTGAAGTTTTGGCTTTTTCCTGGTAGGCGTTTCCACCTTCTTTGTCGATGTTATTATCACCACAAGCAGCTTTGTATTCACCACTTGGGCTTGTACCTTTAACGCCATTCTTGTTATAAACAGTCTCAGGATTTACCTGTTTGCCATCATCAACATAACTCTTATCTTTGATTCCAAGGTTTTGTTGTTTACCTTGTGGACCATCGGTACCACCACCACCTTTATTTGCTTTGTTGACAGCATCTTTGGCGGTGTCGGTATAAGGAGAATTTTTATCCTCTTTAATGTAATGAACATTCTCACTGAGAATATTGTCAACATTCTCAACCAACTGGTAGAAACGGCTCAATTCAGCCTTAGCTTCTTGGGTTTCTTTATTCTGCCATTCAGCTGATTCATTGATATTGAACTGTGATTTAACAGGTTCCTTGCTACCATTGGCTTCGTTTACACTGATAAGCTGCAAGTTAAGAGCGTTTGAAGCTTTGGTGTAAGAATCATAACCTTTACGATTAAGGAAACCGTTAATGTAATCATAATCTTCAGCTACAATTTGTGTGTCTTTCTTAGGGGCAACTTTTACGAAATATTTTGTACCCTCACGAAGAATGCCGTAGGTTTTTCCGTCAGCACCTACCTGGCTGTATTCAACGATACCATTTGAACTAACAGTATTTTTTGATTCGTTAATACCGTAATTCATAAGGTGTTGCATCTTTTCGAGTTCTTTTGTATAATCTTTACTCATAATATTTTTTTTAAGTATACTTATTATTTTTCTTTATTAAAATATAATATAAATAGTCGTATTTTCAAAAAATTAACGTCTTCGATAATATGTATTAAGTATTTCTTCAGATAAACCTGAGTCCAATACTATAATTTCTGGTGTTCCGTCCCTGTTTACCATGCCATATGTGGATATTCTGGTCAAGTCACCGCAAGAAAGTTGGTAATCACCCATTAAACTCATTACTTGATGGACAAAATTATACTCATCCTGTTCATACAACTGTTCAGTCAGTTTTTGTGCTTCCTGTGCACTCATTGTATATAGAGGAATACGTCCGTATTGGTAAGTATATGAGTTGTAATTCCATCTAACCAAATCACAATATGTTTCAAACGGGATGCCGATGATTTTTTCAAAATCCTTTTCTTTCGCTGGGACACAGTTTTCCTCTACAAGCCAACTGTAGTCATCGGCGCATTCAAAAACTTTCACAACAGCACTGCTATATCTCGATGTATCATCTTCAAATTCATTCTGGGCAAGCCCTTTTTGGTTCTTTGCAAGTTTAAGGACTTTATTGTCGTCGATTTCAAAAATAACCCTTGATGAACCAGAGCCAAAAGTAGGCCCCAACATTTGTTTGCAGTATTTAAGTTTACCAGCAAACGATTTGATTGATGAAAGTGTTTGTAAATTAAATTCTGGCATTGCAGCCTCATTTATATTTGATATATCTGGCTGGTTTATAAATGTATCCATATTTGAAGCCTCTGGTGTATAATCAGGCAATGGTTCGTTTTCATATTCATTCTTTCTTAATTCATTGTTTTTTGAATTAATAATTGCGTTTCTTAAATTATTTCTATTTTGGTAATTACCAAGATATTCAATTAAATCATCCCTGAATATACAACCATTTTTATGAATTTGTGCTTTAAGTTTAAGTGAACCATAGACTGCTATACAAGCACATACTATCTGTTTATCCTTTGGGTCATTTTCAAATAATTCATTCTCGCCTTTTAACGGTAAATCGTTGTTCAACATGCGAAAATATCTTTTAACAGGACCGTATTTTGGAAATAAATTTCTATCCAACAATTCATTAATTGTTCTTAATTGTTTTTTAGAAACCCTAACAATTTTACCCGTATAATTTTCATCAATGGTATTTGTACGGTCATATACTTTATTAATATATTCCCACGCCTGTTCTATATAACCCTGGTGTTTGATAACTTTCCATATGATATTTCCAGTCGCCATTTCCTTTTCCTTGCTTTTCAAAGCCTCACCCCTCATATTTTTTAATTTGGTATATAAAGCTTCTACTTTATCAGATAAAATTTCTAATTTTTTTCTGTCGGTTTCATTGTCGATTGCATCAAACAAATCGTCAAATTTAGTCATTTGTTTGGCACAGAAGTCTTTAATGTATTCCATATTTAATTTGGAATCATTCATATCTTCTGGCTCCTTGACCCATTTGTTTTTCTCCAATGAATATACGCCAGTGGAATTGGCTGGATTTGATTTATCTTCAACACTTATTTCAACAGGGAAATCTTTAATGGTTAACCCCTCATGTGTTTCATTCCAAATATCCCTTTTTGAATTAAAATAATCTTTTACAAAATCTGTTTTGTTATAGACATCACTGAAATTGTATATAATATGAATATCAACATCCGAATACTTTGACCAGTTGTAATTTGCAATCGAACCAGTCAATACAATATCGGATGGTTTAACCCACTTAACTTCCAAAGATTTTACAAAATCATCAGCAATGTCCAAAAGTCTCATTCTGATTTGTGAATCAAGTTGACCTTCTTCATTGAAAAAATCTGGATTTAGTTTGTCCTTGACTTTAAATGGTTTAACATCAACCTCGTTAGCATCTACTTCGTTAATCTTTTTCATATTACATATTTATCATATATAAATATAATGTAATTAAATAAAATAAATTACAAAATTTTAACATTTTTCGAGGCAAAAATACTCAAAATATGGTTATATGGTTGAAAATTTAAAAATTTACTATGAAACTTAACACAATTAACAAAACAAACGCACAGGATTCAACGGAAATCGCAGCAAGAAATATTACCAAATTAGTAAACGGGGGCAAAATTCCAACCCCAAAGGAAATTATGAAGTATCTGGATGAGCGTGTCATTGGCCAGGAAGATGCCAAGAAACGCTTGTCTATTGCTGTTCATAACCATTATAAACGTGTATTTTCCAATGTATGTGGGCTTGGAAATGATGGCGAATTTAAGGATGTAGAAATTGATAAGTCCAATTGTCTGCTTTTGGGCCCTACAGGTACAGGAAAAACTTTTTTGATTCAAAACATTGCCAAAATGCTTGGTGTTCCGTGTCATATTCACGATTGCACCAAACTAACTGAGGCTGGTTATGTTGGTGAGGATGTTGAAAATATTTTGACTGGTCTTCTGATGGCTTGTGACTACAATGTTGAAAAAGCCCAGGTTGGTATTGTCTGTCTGGATGAAATTGATAAACTTGCCAAACGTGGTGAAAATATGTCTATTGTCAGAGACGTATCTGGTGAAGGTGTGCAGCAAAGTCTGCTTAAAATTGTTGAGGGTTCTGTTGTTGGTGTAATGCCTAACGGTGGTCGTAAACACCCAGAACAACCTCTTATTCAAGTTGATACAACAAACATTCTGTTTATTGGTATGGGTGCATTTGTTGGTCTTGAAGACATAATTAAAAAGCGTACCGCAAAATCCAAACCTATCGGATTTAATAGTCACGATGACAATGACTTTGAAATTAATGATAATAGAATTCTTGATTATGTAAACGCCGTTGACTTGAAAAAGTTTGGTATTATTCCTGAACTTATCGGTCGTTTTCCTGTCATTACACATACCAACCAACTTGAAAAGGAAGACCTTGTTCGTATCATCAAGGAGCCTAAAAATTCAATTATGAAACAATATCAGAAATTGGCTTATATTGATGGTAAAAAATTGAAATTCACCGATGGTGCCATTGATTTAATTGCTGAGACTGCAGTGTTGTCAGAAACTGGTGCCCGTGGTATCAGGTCAATCTTGGAAACAGTACTTAATGACTTTATGTTTGATATTTCAGATAGCAATAAAACCGAAGTAACAATAGATAAAAACTATTGTGAAAAGTCATTGAAACAACTGATTGATTTCTCCAATACATACAAAAAAGCAGTTTGACTCAAAGGGGGGTCACAATCTCGACTCTACCACGCATTGGAAAAACTGCTACATTAATTAAATACTAATCTATTTTCAAAAGTGACAAATTATTTGTATTATGAACGAAGAAAAACGTATTTACAATGAACTATCAAAAATTGCACAAAAACACGAGTGCACTAATGAGCAACTTGCAAAGAAAATTGTTGCAAACAGTTGCTATCCCTATGAAGAAAGTATAAAAACCCCACATTCAAATACATTTTTCTACCTTAATGAAAATATGGCTGAAGAAATAACAAAAATTGGTTGTGAAAAAGTATGAGAAATGCAAAACGAAAATAACCCAGATATTTTGGTAATAGATTATTTTGATAAAATCTAAAAAAAGTTGTATATTATATACTATAAAAACAATATTAAAATCTAAAATTTATTTATGGAAGTTTATCATTTTGACTCTGTTATTACAGAAGGAAAGTACAAGGACAAGACCGTCCAGGAAGCGTTTGACACTGACAAAAAAGTCATTTTCAACTTAATTAAAAAGTACAAGTATTCGTTTGATGACGAGGTACTGGCTGCAGCAAATATCAAGAAAATCAAATACCCCAGTACAGTAACCAACATTATTGTTGACCATGACCCAGTTAAACCAAACAATAAGAAACTCAAGAAGGACAAGAAGTCTATTGAGGAAATCCTTGATGAAATTTGTGATGAACACATGAACATCAAAGACGACTACGAATACAACAAAGTCGAAGAGGATATTAATAATGCGGAAATGCCAGTTGAACCAGAAGTATGAGTAAAACAATAATTGGTTTTGCAGGAAGAAAACGTGCGGGTAAAACCTGTCTATCAAAATATCTCACAGAAAAATACAACGGAACCATTGTCACAGTAGCAGATGCCTTAAAGCATCTGTGCTGTGATTTATGTGGGTTTAAGGACGTTGAAGAATTAAATTTTTATAAAGATAAGTGTACATCGTGGAGTTTCAATAAAGTTAAAGAAGCCCCACAATGGGCTAAAATTATTTGTGAACAAGTGTTTGGTGAGTATACCGACGAACAATACAGTGAAATTGTTGAACTGTTGAATGGGATTTACACGTATAACGTAAGGGAGTTGCTTCAATTTATTGGAACTGATATTATCAGGAAATACAAACCGAATTGGCATGTAGAGAAAATGGTTGAAGCTATAAACAATGCCCCGACAGACCTTGTTTGTGTTGATGATGTACGTTTTCCCAACGAAAGAAACGCCATTGAAGATTTGGGTGGGACTGTGTTTTTTATTATACGTCCAGATTTAAGTGTTGATGTTTCGAACCACGAGAGTGAAATTTCGCTGGAATGGCAGGATTTTAACAGTAAAAGGGTTATCCTTAATATGTTTGACCTTGACTATCTGTTCACTAAGTTTGATGAAGCATACCAGGATGATTTTGCGTTTTGCGCAGAGCCCATTTTCCAGAATGGTGATGTTGACTTTAATTATATCAACCCCAATTTCGCTAGAAAATCAGCAACAACCGACCCAGAAATAATTGAATTTATTAAAAATATAGTTATATCATCTGTACAAACACACAATGGTGCAATCATACTTCATGTACATGGTACCCCATTAATAAGGAAATACAACAAAATGATTGTTGGTCATGATATATGGGTACCATTACGGGAAACTCACACATTCAATCTGTGGAACCCTTATATAATAGAAAACCTAAAAGCTTGGCTGTAATATGAAAGATTGTGTCAGATGTAAACATTATGAGGCCTTGGTCAACCAGGGCTATTGGTGGTGTAACCTTCAACTGGATATGGATAACGAAGATTGCCCGTCGTGTGACACCACAATTCAAGACAGCGCTGTTATGACTTATACAACAACGTATGAGTCGAAACCAACAAAAACCCCATCAATGACACCCAAACAATATGGGGAACTTTTAATGCGGACAAGAAAAAACAAAAAGAAATAACTATGGAAAGTTTTACATATAATGATATATACAAAATGGCCGAAAAAAGATATCCTTGTCCAAATGGTCTGCTTAGCACGGTGGCGGTCACTAAAGCTAAAATAGATGCATTTATCGAAGGATTCCAAGAAGCTATGAAATTAGGGATTATGAAGACCGATTCCAACAGTAGTGATAGTGACTTGTCTACATATTATCCTTGGACTCATTAATTTGAGTCCTTTTTTTCTTTCTTATTATCATCTTTCTTCTCGTTGTTATCCTGTTTTTTGGATTTTTTGTGATTCTTAAATTTTTCAATCATATCATCAGTGATTGCGTTGACACTTAATTGGCCAGTCAATTTAACTCTCTTATTTAACCAGTCATCAATAATCTGGTTATAATAGGCTAGTCTTGAAGCGTCGTCTTTAATAAAACGTCTGAATTTATCATTAATTACATCAAGCAATTCCTCTCTTTTTAATTTCTGTAATGGTTGACCGTTCACAACATAATTAATTGCCAAGGTTTGGCAAGGTAATCCGTCAACACCAACATCACCAGCATAATCAACTGCAGCCTGGTAGAAATTGTTCAGATAGTTGACAATGTCACTGACTTGGTCTGAATTAACAATCAATGCTTCTGTTAAATATTTATCAACCAATTCTTGTTCTTGTTCCTCTGTTATGTATACTACTTTACTCATACTTTATAAATATCATTATAACTGAAAATATAACCAGGTTTTATTTCGTTATCGATAATATAATCAGTCAGTTTATCTTCCAATTGTAATTGAATTTCCCTAAGGATTGGACGTGCGCCATATTCTGATTCCTCTTTAACTTTGTTGAATATTGAATCAATTAATCTGCCGTTACATAATTCATAATCCATTCCAAACCCCATTTCTTCGACCTTCTTTTTAACATTATTAACCTCATTGATAATAATTTGACGTAAATTATCGTCTGTCAATTTATTAAAATAACAAATATTATCTATACGGTTGATAAATTCTGGTTTGAATGTGGATTTAATGGCTTTCTTGATGATTTCCTTATCACGGCTTTCCTCATCATGACTACCGAAACCAATCGGTATTCTTTTTTCAGAAACATCTTTTGCACCAACATTCGATGTCATAATAATTATTACATTTTTGAAGTCAACAACGGTTCCTTTATTATCACTTAATCTACCTTCATCAAATACCTGAAGAAATACATTAAATACCTCGTCATTAGCCTTTTCAATCTCATCAAGTAATAATACACAATGGTTATTCTTTTTAATTGCCTCAGTCAATACACCGCCATCATCATAGCCAATATATCCAGGACTTGTACCATACAACTTAGCAGCACTTGTCTTATCAGAATATTCAGACATATCCAATCGCACAATGTTCTTTTCACTGCCAAACATTTCATGTGCCAATCTCTTAGCTAAGAAACTTTTACCAACACCAGTTGTACCAACAAACAACATAACAATTGGTTTATCTGGATTTTGTAAACCAACCCTTTGTCTTTTTACGGCGCGGGCAATATCTTCAATTGCTTCATCTTGACCAATAACCACAGAACGAAGATTGTCAGACAATCTCTTAAGTTTACCTTTTTCATCATCATCCATTTCACTTAATGGAAGGTTCAACATTTCTGACACAGCTGCTTTAACATCTGATGTTGTGACAGGTGTTTTTACTTGATTTTTATTCTGTTTGGCTTCAATTAAATTAATCTGTTTGTTTATTTCAATTTCTTCCCTGATAAGTTCATCCTTCCTGTCAAATTCTTCAGCACTGGAACTGTTTTGAATTGAATTTTTCTCAACTTCAATTTCTTTAAGTCTGTTTCTTAATGCCAATATAGTATGTCCTTCTACTTCTCTCATTTTCACATATGAACCTGCAGCATCAAGAATGTTAAGTGCAGATGCTGGGCATTGTTCATTTGTAATAAATCTCTTAGCCAACCTTATACCTTCTCTTATAGAATTGTCACCAAATGAAACTGAATTATAGTTTTCGTAAATAATCGACCTGGACTTGACAATATCATATAATTTAGCATCATCTGGAGCCGTAATGTCTATTTTATGAATCAATCTAGCAAAATCTGGTTTCGATGTCACATATTTTGAATATGCGCTATCTGTCATTGTAATTATAGTGTAAATATTCTGGGCGTTGAACAATTCGGTAAGAAACATATAACTGTTATTCTCATTTTCCTTGTTCATAAACATATTCTCAGCTTTATCAATAAACGCAATATACTTACCAAGTTTAGCCATTTCTTTAATAACAACACCAGAAATAACTTCAGCGAACTTCATTAAATATTTATCCTTGAAAACTTTAGGACAATTTTGTTCATATAATACCTTAGCCAAATATTGTACAATTGTGGTTTTTCCAACACCGCTTGGCCCAACAATGGCTACTGTGTTACGTTCATATTTACCAAAAGTATCAAAAATTTTCTTAATAATATCATCATCACCAATAATGGTATCATAAGCACCAGTTGAAGCAATCCTAACCCAATTTTCACAATTTGATTCAACAATATTGTTTTCGTTTGGTATTACTCTCGTTGATTGTGAATTGTTTACTTTTCCAAGAAATTCATCCAATTTCTCAGCTGTTAATGTTGTTAACTGTGTATTCTGTTCTTCTTTTGGCCTTTTCTTATTCCATTTATTTGCTTTAATTTCTTTATTGTTACTGTTTGTTGTTGTATTATATGCAATTACGGTTTCATTAATCTGGTCAAGGGTAACACCCAATCTGGTTAATGTTTTAATAATTTCATCATCATGTTTTATAATTGTATTAAACATCAATGAGCTTGTAACAAGACTGACACCGCTGTTCATAACCTCTTCAGCGTATGTATCGTATATATCAGAAAAACTTGGATTATCATTTTGTTTAATGCTGTTAGCTCCATCAATCATAATTCTATCAATAATATATTGTTTGAATTCATCAATAGTGCTATCCATCATTAATTTTGATATAACATTATACCCATCACACGATTTTTCTTCCAAAATTGCCAATAAAAGGTAATTCGGAGTAATCACCTGGATGGGAAACTCATTAATATATTCCTGTTTTATTTTATTAATCAGTGCTTTTAGTTCGTAAGATAGAATAGGCTCTGTCATGTTAAAAATATTATTATTCTATAATATAAATATTTTTTTGTTTAATTCCAAAAAATGTTGTATATTGTTATTATAGAAATCAATAAAAATACAAGGCAAAAATAATTAAAATTTGGTTATAGTAACATGAGTAAAATTTATAACAAATACATAAAAAATGAAGACCATACCTGGTATGACAGCAGCAATATCATATACAGCGTACTCTTTGATAATGACAAGAAATCTTTAAAGATTGTCTTTAAGGCTGGTAGAACATATCTGTATAAAGACGTAATGCCACAAGACTATGTTCTTTTCCGTGACGCTGAATCAAATGGTATTGCATTTAACCAATATATTAAGAAATATGACTGTATCAGACAGGAAGACACTTCGTTGGATGAACTGGAAAAAATGAAACAAGACTTCATGAAGTCAGATAATCTCACTGAATATAGGCTTCACCTTGATTATAATAATGAAACAGGTGAGTTTAAACTTAAACTTAATGATGAAATTGTATATGAGGGTATCGAAGGACAGGTTTCAATTATCAATCTATTCAAATCAATGAAACTTGAATATACAATGAGTGAAACCGAAGAACATAATCAAACTAATGAACAGTTTGAAAATAAACCAATTGTAAATAACTAAATTAATTTATAAAGAAAATGGCTAATAATTTTACAAAAACCTTGCATGAATATGCAAAAGATTTCAACAAACCTTTTGTTGATGGAATTAGAGAATCAATTAATAAGATTAAAGAACGCTATTGCATGTCCAACGGCGACTTGGCTGATTTGTTGGATATGGATGAAGCTTATATTAACACATTGACCGACAAGGAAGATAATGATGTTGATTGTAACATTGATTTGAGAACAATTTCTATTCTAACCCTTTTGTGGGGTAACTTGCATGTGCTTACTGATACCCCAAGTGGTAAAATGTATAATAACGTAAACACACTTGTTAAAAACTACATGGATGATAAATACCCACAGCCAAAGGAAGATAAATGGAATGATAAAGTTAAACAAATCCTTAATCTTTTCGGTGTTACGGATGAGGATGATTTAGACCACCTTCTCAATGCGGTTGCTCAGGTAAGAGGTGCTATCAATGAATACGACAAATCTTGTAAAGAGAATTGTACCTGTGAAAAGGAAAAAGACCCTGTGTATGTAGACGAAAAAGGTAATTTTCACTCACAGAAACCTTATAAAGCCTGTGATTGCAAAAAGGAAGATTGTAAATACAATGAAAAGGTAAAGGGTGTTATATATGATAGTGAAAATATGGAAAAGCCAGAAACCTTTGAGTTTACAGGAAGTCTTGACAAACTTATTCCAAATGTCGTCGATTTTTTGAGTAAAATTCTTAAATAAATTAGTATGAAAACAGGTGTTGAATTAATTGCTGACGAAAGAAAACGTCAAATAGAAGTGGAAGGATGGACCCCTGAACACGACGATGAACACATTAACGGCGAATTAGCCCACGCTGCTGCTTGCTATGCCTACCCATACAGGGGAAAACGACTTGATTATGTTGGGTGGCCTGAGGGATGGTCACTTGACTGGTACAAACCAACGCCAGAAGACCGTATCCGTGAACTTACAAAAGCTGGTGCTCTTATTGCTGCTGAAATTGACAGACTACAGTCACTTAATGATAATAAGTAATGCAGGATTATAAAGAAGTATTAGGTAACATACCTTCCGTATATCAGGAAAAAATATTCGATTTTGTTGTGCATGGCTCTGGTAACGCTGTTATCAGAGCTTTTGCTGGAAGCGGTAAAACGGCCACGCTTATAGCTTCCATGAAACTGGTTCCACCAAAAAAGAAATGTCTTTTCTTGGCTTTCAATAAATCCGTCAAGGAAGAAATTGAAAAGAAATTGGTGGGTTATGACAATTGTACGGTGAAAACCGTACACGGTCTTGGTTACACACTTCTATCAAGTCATATCAACGCTCAACCAATGGTTGATGAGTTCAAATATAACACATTTTTAAGGCATAATCTGACTGAATTAAGTACAGCTATCATCAAAGACAAAAAGGATATTGACGAATATTGTGACAACATTATTCAACTTCTTGAATTCACTAGAATGAATCTTGCTCAATCAAAACGTGAGATTACAAACGTTGCCAAAGAATATGGAATACCAACTCCCAATGATGAAGTTGATGTTGTTATTAAAATGTTGAAATGGGGAAAGGATAACCTACAGACAGTAGATTTCACTGATTTGGTTTGGTTACCCTATGAACTTGATATTCCACCAAAACAATTCAAGTATGACTGGATTTTCAATGACGAAGCCCAGGATTATTCTGTTGCTTACGTAAAACTATTTAACAGGTGTTTCAAAAGAGGTACCAGATTTGTTTCTTGTGGTGATGAATTCCAATCAATTAACCAATTTGCTGGTGCATCTGAACAAGCCTTTAATACAATGATTAATATGCCAAACACCCAAGTGTTTAACTTACCTATGTCTTATCGTTGTGACAGGGCAATTGTTAAAGAGGCTAATACTTTTGTACCTGATTTTATCGCCCGTGAAGAAGCTGGTCTTGGTTTGGTTAAACATGATACTAAACTCGTTGAAATTAAAGATGATGACTTGGTGTTATCAAGAACAAACGCTGCTTTAGTCAAACTTTATACCAGATTAATTAGAATGGGTAAGGCTTGTTATATTAAGGGTAGTGATGATGATAAAAATAAATTAATTTCATGTGTAAATAGATTTAATGTAAATGATACATTAGCTAAAAGTTTTGAATCTGACGGTTTATTCCCAAGGTTGTATAACGACATGGTTAATGAACGTAATCGTTTGGTTGAAAACGGTCTTGATATTATCGATGCTATAAACTCACAATCCGTACAATCAAAATACGATACAATTTCATCTCTGGTTACTTTGTCAAATGGATGTAATACAGTAACTGAATTAATCAATAAAATTAATAAATTGTACAGTCACAGTGATACTGGAATTTGCCTGTCTACAATCCACAAAGCAAAGGGTCTGGAGGCGAACAACGTCCATATCATTTGCCGTTCTATAATGCCACAAAAATATGCTAAAACAAGGTCCGAAATACAACAGGAAAGAAATTTAATTTATGTTGCAATTACCAGAGCAAAACATAAATTATGTTATGTTTCAGAAAAGGAATTTCCTCCTGTAAAAGTATTGGATAATGACAGTGATGAATTGACTGAGTTTAATTACATTGAATCAATGGTGTGTAAATTGTATAATAAGGAACCATTAAAACCAATACACAATGCTGAAATATCTAAATTCAGATTGAATAATGCAACCAAGATTGAATCGGTACATAAGAACGACAACAAGAAAATTATTACGCAACCGACAAAACAAACTAAAACTAAATTAATTGATAAATTGTTAAATGAATAAAGGTTTTACATTAATAATGCCACTTTATAATAAAGTGTTCTGCCTTAGGAAAACACTTGACAGTGTACTTAACAACCATGGAACTTATCCGTTTAAGTGTATAATTGTTGATGATGATTCCACTGACGGTAGTTCTGTAATTGCTGAAGAATATGATGTGAAATATCCTGATGTTTTTATGTATATTAAAAAGAAACATAAAGGAAATAAGACATCGGTATTTGCCAAAAATTTTGCATTAAAACTCGTTGACACAGAGTATGTTGGTTTCCTAGACGCTGATGATGAATTATGTGCTGGGTTTATTGACAGAGGTTGTACATTCTTAGATGAACACCCTGAATATAACGCTTATGGTAATGGGTTTATTTATAACAGAATTAATGAAAAGGGCGAAAATTATTCCTGGGGGTGTAATTATCAAACAAACGGTCCTTTGGATTTCCCAACATCATTAACAGGTAATAACTTTGGTATAACATTCTGTGCTCACATATATAAAACAGAATTAGTAAAACAACACCCATTCACTGATGTCTATCATGAAGGATTTGCATTTAAATTTAAATATTTCTATTATAACCAACCAATATACATTGACAACACCACTTGTGAAAGCATGATATACAATGAACAAAACAGTGAAAGTTATGGTACTTGGGAGGTGCAAAAAGATAATGAAAACTTATCCGAAAAAATATTCAAAACACTGGAAGATGAAATACCTGGTTTTGAATATGGCCTTGAGAAAAAAGATAATGGTTATATAATGTACATAAAATAATATGGAAAAAGGATTTACATTAATTATACCACTTTATAACAAAGTTTTCTGTGTTAATGAGACACTTAATGGCGTGTTAAACAATCATGGAACATACCCATTCAAATGTATAATTGTTGATGATGATTCTACTGATGGCAGTTCTGGAATTGCAGAAGATTATAACATACGTTATCCAGATATATTTGAGTATTATAAAATAAAACACCATGGAAACAAAAACCCAGTAAATGCTAGGAATGTTGGTATTAAAATTGCTGACACAGAATATATTGGCTTTCTAGACGCTGATGATGAATTATGTGCTGGGTTTATTGACAGGGGTTGTACATTCTTAGATGAACACCCTGAATATAACATGTATTCAAACGGTCATAAAACGTGTACTATTGATGAAAACGATAACTATGTATATTCAACAAGAAATTATCATTTTAATGAGGTATATACATTTGTTGATTGTTTATACGCCAACGCACAAGATGTGCATTTTAGTTCAAGCATCTATAAGACAGAATTGGTGAAACAAAACTTATTCACCGATGTCTTATGTGAGGATGCAATATTTAAATTAAAATATATAAGTAAAAATTTACCAATATACATTGATAACACAACCTGTGAAAGTTTTATTTGGAATCAGTTTAACAGTGAAAGTTATACTTGGCACAAACAAAAGACTGATTTGACTTTTACACAAGAAATTGTTGAAACTTTAAAAAAAGAAATACCAAATCCAGGTTGTGATTTCTGGGTAAATGAAAACGATGTATTGTGTATACAAACTTAAAATTAAAAAGGCTCCTTATTTAGGAGCCTTCTTCTTTATATGTTTAATTAACTTTATGCAAAGTTAAGTGTGATACCAATAGTGGTTGGGTCGATAACAGTGTTCTGTTTGTTAACACCATAGGCGTAGACAACTTGGTTGTGCTCACCCATGTTGTTGGCTGTAACTTTAACACCGTTGTATTTGCAATTCTTAATATTGATTGTCCAAGTTGAAATCTCGGTGTAATCACCATTAAGAGCGTGGTCGGTGCTTGATGGTTGATAAATTGCAAGACCAGCATAACCCCAATCTGCACCTTCTGGAGTACCCTCTTCATACGTCCATTCAACATTCTCAAAGTTTACTACAACGTTCTTTGCGTTAAGATAGTTGGCAAGTCTGATAACATTTGAGTTATTAGCATTCAAATTGAATTTTGAATCTTTGATTGTAATAACAGCGTCATCAGCTGGTGTGTAAACATTGATTACGTTGTGTGTCAAACCTGGATTGTCAATGTTAATCTTGCTGGCATTGAGCTCGTGAAGACCATCATAGTTCTCATTGGTTGACTGTGCACCCTCAAACATGTTGTAAACAGTGGTTTCGGTTTCTTTGTCAACAGTGACGTTCTTAATATCAACAACTGGAGCGGTATAGATAATCTTACCGTTGCTTGAACCTTTGTCGCCTGATACTGTAATGGTATCAACAGTGAGTTTGTCAACAGCATTGTATTTAACTGAGTTTGAAACATTGGCTTTAGCAACCATAAGTTCTTTATAATAATTGTCACCAGTCATGGCGTTTGCAGTATCGTCACCTACAAGGGCAACTTTTACTTCCTCAGTATCCTCAGTTGGGATATCCTCTGGATTGTCAACTTCCTCATAATCTGATGGGATTACTGGACCTTCCTCTGGGTCACCATAAAGTTTAAGGTCGTCTGCTTCATTACCATAATAGTTCAAAGACTCACCTGCAGGATATTCACGCTGCAAATCCTGTCTTTCACCATAAGCCTTGGTTTCCAAAGCGTTTGGTAACATATTTTCGTTATTGGTGAAGAATGACATCTGGTCAGTGTGTTGCTCACTGTAGTCTTCGGCACTCATTGGTTCAGCAACTTTATTATAAGCCTCATCAATGACTGTTTCATTAATGAAACCGTTTTCTTCCAATTTAACAATTCCTGCTTCTTCGTCGGCCTGGACACCGTACACTTCCTGTTCAAAGCCCCATGCAGCGAATGGATTTCTTGTATCTAATTTCATATTCTTATATCTCCTTTTTAATTAAATTATTCACCTGGATTTGGTTCAGGGGTTGGTTCTGGCTCAGGTTCTGGTTCAGGTTCAGGAGTTGGTTCAGGTTCTGGCTCTGGGGTTGGTTCCTCATCGTCATTGTCACCTTCCTCTGGGTCACCATAAAGTTTAAGGTCGTCTGCTTCATTACCATAATAGTTCAAAGACTCACCTGCAGGATATTCACGCTGCAAATCCTGTCTTTCACCATATGCTTTGGTATCCAATTCGGTTGGAAGCATATTTTCGTTATTGGTAAAGAATGAATCCTGGTCACTGTGCTGTTCGCTGTAATCTTCAGCATCCATTGGTTCGGCTACTGTGTTATAAGCATCGTCAACAACGGTTTCATTGATGAAACCTTTTTCTTCCAATTTAACAATTCCTGCTTCTTCGTCGGCCTGAACACCGTACACTTCCTGTTCAAAGCCCCATGCGGCGAATGGATTTCTTGTATCTAATTTCATAGTTATTAAATGTATTTATTCTATTATTATATTAATAAATAGTAAGAAATTAAAAAAAATTATAAATAATTCGGATTGAAATATTTGAAAAAGTATTTGTGAATATTTAATTTACGTTCATCACCCAATTGTTTGTATCTGTTCATTTCATCAAAATTTTGCATCACTTTACACATAAATGCAGCTAAATAATAAAATTCACAGCAATCAGGATATTGATTTATATATTCATTAAGACATTCAATAATTTCTGGATAGTAACCTTTCCTTCTAAATGTATTAGCTTGTCTAACAACACCACAGAACATTTTAATCAAACACTCTTGTTTCATTTCATCAAATACTGGATTATTGTCAAAAAGCATGGCTGCATAATTATATAAAGCAAAAGCTGTGTTGTATTGTTTATTATCTTCATTTTGTTTTGCTAAAACATAATAATCAATAAAACTATATGTATTTTTTAAATCACAATGCAAATCAGTAAAATTATTAATAGTTTCTTTATTTGTAATTAATAAGTGTGATGTACAATCCAATTGGCTGTATGTAATGTAAACATCATCACCATGTACAGCAAGCCCACAAGTAAACTCGCACATTGGTGATTTAAATACAAACCAATCACTCATTTTAATCATATTAAAATCATTGTCATAAAATACAAAAGCGGTTAAATAATCGGAATAATTATACCCATCTTTTTCATACCAATCATTTGTATGTACCATTGAAACATATGTGTTTTCATCAAATCTGACAACCTGAGTGCTACCTTTAATTGGTTTGCTAATTTTTTCATCTTTTTCATTCTGCTTTACCAACCAACAATTTCCTTGTTCGTTTATTTGTACAATGGTATTCGGATTATTCATATACATAAAAGTAAATGGTTTATCCTCAATTGCTCCCCAATTTTTTTCACAACCACCACTATTTTGTGGCTTAATTATAATTTCATTAACTGGCTGCATATTATCATTAAGTTCATATACACATATACACCCTAAATTTTCAACCCTATCCCATCTGGTTCCATATATGTATAGTTTATCATTCCAAACAACTAATCTTCCATCTTCTAAACCTCTATAATAACAATCCCAATATGAACTGTCTGGATATATTGATTCGATTACATTATACAAATTTCCGTTTGAATATTTGCACATAACATTTCTTGAATCAAACCCACTTGTTGTATAAAAATATGTCTGAGCGTTATTCTCAGATGTTAGTGCTTTAACATCTTTGTTTTGGAATAATTTTATATATTCAATGATTCTCGAATTAACAATCAGTTCATCCCTAAACCAAACACAACTGGTATTACTTGTGCTGCATTTACCTTTTAACAACCTTGGTGAATACATAAAACTGTACTCTTTACCGCCATGTTCCTCAATAAATCTGACTAAACTGTTCATTACAAAATTCTTTCTTTGTTCTTTTCGTTATTTTTAACCTTGTTAATAAAATTGTATAATTCGTTCGATTGATTACCTGTTAATTGATATTTTGATTTTAATTTGTCAGCCATTGGTAAACAATCCAAATAATTTTCAGTGTAATATAATGACCATAAGTATTGCATGTCACCATCAAATTCACCAAGTTCAAGACCCTTAATCTCTTCTTGTAAACTCATACTAAAGTTATTATTTTCATATGCGAGTTTTGCAAATGTATAAGCCTCAGAAAATCTGTTCCTCCATAAGTAATACCTTGAAGCCATTAAATAACCTTCTGACCTGTTTGGATTTAAATTAATCATTTTATTCCACAACAAAATCTCAGCATCATCACTCTTTCCCATGTTGGCAATTGTTTTACCACACATGTACATGCAATCATATAACTCATCCTGGGTTTTAAATGTGTTATATTCACACGCCCTTTCATACAATACCATTGCTGGAGCATAATCCTCTCTATTAAAGTATTCATTACCCATTCTCATGCAATTGTAACTGTTATATGGGTCATTAAAGAAATTTAATAAATTACCGTTGGTTAAAATATAATCACCAGGAGTCTTATCATTATTAAAAATGAAATCCCTGATAATGTCTTCACTTACAGTCACCATGAACGTGAAGTTGTCCTGCAAAGCAAAAGGTATGTAAAAATTACCGTCTTTATAAGCCAATCCGTTGGTAAATTCAATCCCAAAACCAGCAAAATTAAATGGTTCTGACAATTTCACAATATTCCAATCTTTATCCCACACAATAAATTGTTCAAAATATCCAGTTCCGCATTTCTGTTTCTTTTCGTTAATCCACAATTCACACATGTGCGTCAAAGCAATCCTGTACTCACCCCAAGGAATTACCTGTGAACTACCTCTGATGCTCATGTCATTGGTATTATAATATTCCAAATCCTGTGGCTGTTCTTTCAACACAACCGTTTCACAATCACCAGTCTCAGGATTTACTTTCACAACTTCAACTGGATTACACCATTTAACATAATGATAAGGCATATCAAGAATCGCCATCCAATTCTTTTCACAATAACTGTCATTGTTTCCTGGTGCCTTAATCCTAACCCTGCTAATTTCATTTCCTTCCTCATCAAGTTCAGATAACTCCATTCTACCCTGCCCGTTGGTGGTTGTATCCCTTCTCACACCTGTACCATATAATTTACCATCCCATCTAACAAGACGAGCATCTTCCAAACCAACAAACTCCCATAAAGGTTCTTTATCAAATTTTGTTGTATTAATTAATTTATAATTTAATTTACCATTATAATCAATATCACATAAATAATTAATGGTTTTTAAATGATGCTCAGCATCCCCAGTGATATACCACAAAGGGCCATATTGCGTTGCGAATTTATATTGATTGTCACAATTCCATAATGCATAATTTACCCTTCTGATAATTAATCTTAATCTGTCACCATCAAAGAAAATAGACGGATTGCATGTACCAACATATTCCTTATCCCTTAAAGGAAATGTCAACGGCCTGATAATTGACCCCCTGGTCAAACAATGTCTCACAAAGTTATTAAACATATATTTAGATTATTTTAAATATTATATATAATAATATGCAACAAAACAATCAAAAATACAAAAAAATAAAAAGAGCCTAATACTAAGGCTCTTTTTTATATTAATTGTTACAAAAAGAAATTTTTATTCTTTAGGTTCACCAGGTTCTACAGGTTTTTCACTGAGGACAATTTCTTTACCCCAATCTTCGACAACATTCTTTGGTAATGCAATAAATGGAATTGAACCAATTACTGTCCTTACTGTAAATACTGGTAGGAAAGCATATTCTCCTGCTGGGTTATATTCAGTAGTAACCCATCCAGCACATGTTAATTGAGAAAGCATACTAGCTTGAGCTGCATCCATGAAATCTGAACCATCATGGTTAGCACTATTATCAACGAAAGTCATCCAAGGTGTTACGGTACCAGCAACATCACGATAATAGTGGTCATTTTTATTACCATCTTGCCAATAAGTTTCAAACATATTTCCTGTGCTATCAAATACTGTTTTTCTATAATTATCACTACCAGGAATAGTATCAACATCAGCAGGTTTGTATAACGACTTATTGTATGTTCCACCAACATATACAAACCCATTTCCACTTACATTATTATCAACATATACCCATTGTGTTACACTCATTGTGAAGTCAGCTGTGTTGGTGTCATATAACATGGCAGGGCTTAAATCATAACCATGACCACTATCATATGCTTCAGTCTTCATTTTGAGATAATGTATAGTACCTCCAACATAAAAACGAACACCTATAGATGTATTTAACAATCCTGTAGTATCTACAATTGTAATTCTAGCACCATCAGTAATTTTATAATCAAACTCACCATCATTGTTAGCAGGAGTCAGATTGGTTACAGTATCACCTGACACTGTGCTGTTAGTAGAAGCTGTAAACAAGTGTGTTGTGTCTGTTAACAACTTAGCACCATCAATCCAATAAGTAGTAGTACCACCTTCAGAACCAGTGCCACCTATTACACCTACTGTACCTTGGAATCCAACTTCACCTTGGTAACCACTTGGGCCTTGTGCACCACGTGGACCTTGTGCACCACGTACTGCATTGGTTGTACCTTGTACTGTGTTCTTTGTGCCCTGGAAACCAATTGAACCTTGGAAGCCAGTTGAACCTTGGATACCACGGTCACCTTGTGCACCACGTACTGCATTGGTTGTACCTTGTACACCCTT